GGCTGATTTTGTCGCTTTCGATGGCTTTGTATCCATTCCCTCTGGTGTCTTACCGCCGTATGGCTCTTTAAATTCATTAGCCATATCTTGACGGAACTTCTCACGAGCCTGGAACCCTTCACGATTGAAACGCTCTTTAGCAGTTTCAGTCGGAACTGTTCTAACTTTGTTACCACGATCATCGGTAATGTAATTACCTTTAGCTTCTTTGGTAACTTCGCTAAGTGCCTTCTTATCGTCAGCAGAATATTTTGTCAAAGGATCTGTGCGATCCTTAAGACGAGCCTTTGTCTTACCGCTAAATACTTTTTTAGCATCGGCTTTGGCAGCCGAACGTGCCTGCTTAAACTTCTTTGGAGCTTTACCTTTGGCTGCCATGGTTATCCTTTACTTAAGCTTGTTGTTGTTTCCCTTGATACCCTTTGGGGTAACGCCTTGCTTTACTGCTCCGCCACCAACGGTCTTACCGCTGTTCTTCTTTGCTGACATTGCTGTTGAAGTTGGAGCCTTTGCTGGCTTTCCTTGCTTTCCGAACATTTATTTCTCCTTAGTTATGCTGGGATTTGACGAGTTACTCTCGCTGCTAGATTTGGATTTCCTCCACCTGTTAGACCTGCAAGTAGTTCTTGCATTGGTGGTCTACCTTGAGGAAGTTGTGGTGCTGGTCCTCCACCCATTTCAGGACCTGCTGGTTGCTCAGGCATTCCTGGTTGTGGGGCTGGAGTTTCTGGTGCTGGTTCTGGCTTAAATGCATTTGCTACTGCATCTTCAAGAGGGATACCCTTCTTGCGATCTGTAATAACGCTTGCCATCTTTTCTACAATCTTCATCGGATCTTGACCTTGCATTACCATTTGTGGAATTGCTGCAGCCATTTGAGATACAGACGCCTTAAGCGAATCACGCATCTCTTCGATGTCAATTGCTCGCTCTTCTTCTCCAGCATTAAGCGAGATAGGAAGGTTGCGACGCAACATTCCACGAGAGATTAACTTATCTCCACGAGCTTGTAGACCCCATACCAATGCACGGTTGGGATCTAAACCTGCCATTAAACCGTATTCAACGGTTACGCCATAGTTTCCATTAATATCAGAACTTGGCTTATACTTTAACTTGTAAGGAACTCCATTGGCTGTTGCAGATACTTCACGAGTAACTTCTGGGAAGTATGCTTCATCAGTTGCGAAAGCAAATGAGATAGCTTGTCCAATTGCCTCACCAAGTATTGATTGGTAAATCTTAACTTGTGAATCGTATCCAGCCATAAGTGCTTTAACACCTTGACCTGTAACGACTGAACCTTCGCTCTGACCTGCACGTGCTTGAGGAAAGCGGGTTCCAAGTTTCATTTCATCTGCTAGAACATTGTTCTCAGCAAAAGCAAATTGAGGAACGTCTAGATTGACACGCCTAATCTTTTCAGGACTGTTCGAACGAATGACTGAATCAGGACCAATGGAAAGAGAAGTAACATCAGTAGGCAAAGCAAGAGGAGCTTCAACAGACTTCTGAACAGCTTCCATAGTAAGGAGAGCCAAACGTGCCTTGGCTGCGTAAACAGGTAGGACATCGTCGAATTGACCCCTGGTTTCGCCATCGAGAGAAGGGCGTTGAGCAATTGCAATTGGGACGACGCCCGTCTTATTCGGTGTTGTCGCAAGAACTAATCCTCCACGGTCTGGTAAAAATAAAACGGTCTGAGTCTTATCTGTCCAACGAACTACTTGAAGTAGTGAGTTGCCATCAGCACGTTGACCAAACGCACTTGTTTGTAGAATCTTGTCAGCATGCTCAGGGAAATGAGCTGCCAAATCACCAGCCTTACGGTGATATAGGCGAGCGTAGGTGTTTACAACACCGAAGCGATCCATATCGTAGTAAGCACCCATTGAATTTTCCACATGGATATGTGGTCGCTTGTCTTTAAAGTTTGGTTCAACTCTTAAAGGAACGAATCCATAGGTTGCTAGCTGGTCTGCGCCACGCAGTAACTCTGTTCCAAGGCGAGATGCTGCTACATAATAGTTAGCAATCTTAGTTCTCTTGTCAGCCTTGGTCCGCTGGTTATCATCAAGAGATGAATCTCCAGCAGCTGTAATGGTAGGTAGAACACCAACCTGCTCTGCTACATCTCGAGCGACAACGTCGATGAGGTTAGCGATAATAGGACGTGACCATACGCCTTCAGGGAATAGTCCACGGAAGACTTGATCGGCGTTACCCGCTCTAACAAGAGCAACCTCACGCATACGCTTATCACGTTCGGAGTTACGAGCTTTTAAGTTCTCGAATGCTGTTACAAGTTCTTTCATTAATGTCACAATCTCACAGTTCGCTGTGATGCAGCGAGGTCATCTAGGTTGATGATGTATCGTGCCTCAATCTCTCCACGGGGAGTAAATTGATTATTTATAAAATTCGGCACATTGGTTGAAGTTAATAAAGTTTCTCGGGCTACGATCTCACAGAACCATAACGCCATAACGGCGTCCATCTTGAGCTTCTTGCCTTGGACTCCTGGTTGCCAGGTTACTAATTGTTCTATTAACTTTTTAACATGTTCATTCTTTGAGCTGTCTGGTAATTCAATTAAGTTATCACCAGAATGCTTAAAGTTATTCATGACACCATCACGCTTGGTAATGGTTCCAAACAAAGGAGCGAGTGAGGCTACGCCGAACTCAGGATCTTGTTTGTTGTTTCCTGTGTAATGAGGTCTATAACTAATACCTCGTGTCGACAAGAAGTTACGAATCTCTTCGTCTTGTGTAAGGAAAAGCTGAAAAGCATTTGATTCCACAATGACCGTATGCGGTTTATACGCATCGGTCCATTCCCGAATAAGAGAACGGATTGCTGCAGGTGTAGGGGCTGTCATGATGTGAACATCCATGACGTAGCGTTTATGTGTTCTGCGATCAACCGCATAGGCAACAGCAGCGGTATCACCAGTCATTGCTGGGTCGATACGTCCTGCTGCGCCTGCAACCAAAGCACCCGATTTTCTCATTCCATTGACTGCGCCTCTGACGCATGTCGGGTCGAAGATTGCATTCTCCGCAATATCGAGGTTCTGGTAAACCAAAGACCATTTGGATGGTCCAGCCTCGTTACGGACAGCCGTTAGACGCTGTCCTGTCCATCGATCAAACAACCCATTCTCATCTGGCACGTCAGTGTCAGTAAGAGGTTCAGTTGTTTTCTCCCAGAGAGTTTTCCAATCCTCTGGTTTGTCAGCATATTCAAGAACAGCTGGCATGGACAAATATGACCAAGGCAATACGCCATCGGTATAATGCTGTGGGTTTCTTAGTTCTTTATAAAGGTCTACCGCTGCTACTCGTGTGCCAACTACCAACAGTTGACCACCGCCAGGTGGGAGACGAGAAGCGACTTCCTGTCTAATCCACTCTTGCTGCTTAGCCCACTCTCCCGCATTAGAGAGAGTGACCACGTCATCGAGGACGATGAGATCAGCACGGTTACCGTAAACTTGCCCGCCCATACCAATAGCTTCAATGGTTGGGTCTTTGGCATCTGAATCCCTGGTGTCTCCACCAAGGTAAACTTTATTAGCCGACCACTGGTCGGCGGTTGCTTTGTATCCATCTACTGGACCAAAGGCGACCTGAAGGTCGGCATATCGAGGATGCGTCAAGCGTTGCTTGATCGCATACAAAAACTTCTTAGCCTGCTCTTGTGTCTTGGATATAACCATGACGTTGATGTTTGGATTCTTAACGATACGGTAGGTCACGTAGTTAATCGTGATGGTCATCGTCTTGGCATGGTTTGGTGGAACGTTTACCAAGAGGCGGGAGAGTCCCGCCGACCCCTTCTCGTAAACCATGGAATCATGTAACCAAGAAGGATCTCTACCTTCCAACATATCTACCACGTTCATCATATGAGGTGGCACTACGGTGTCAAGATATCTAGCCGAGAATTCGGCAAAGTCAGATAGACCAGACCGAGCTTCTTCAGCGAGGTCTTGGGTTCTAAACCGAACGTTGTCAATTAGCGCCGAGAAGCCAGGGGCTTCACGTCGTTGGGTGTCGTACCAGCTTCGGCTTCTACCAACAACCTTTAGGGCATCAGCGATGGTGCGCCCTTGGCGGACCAAGCTGATTAATTCTTTACGTGCTTCTTCTGGTGATAATTGTCTTTCCACCCTGGCTCCAGTATCTGTAGGGGTCCACAGGGGTCTGGACAGAAGTATCCCCACTTATGCATATAAGATCTTTTAGGCGGGCATTAAGCCCGCCACAGAAGGCTCAATAAGTATTTCGCCTTATACTTATATAGGGGGCTAGAACGTCGGCGTTTCTCAAGGGGTAAACCCAAACTATTTTCCCGAACTGGTAAAAGTCCTGGTCAGAG